CCGACGATGCGGTGGTAGCGCGTGGGCTCGATCGCAGAGAGGGCGTTGGCGAAGCTGTCCTGCGTCGCGCCGTTGGCAAGGGTGATCTCGCTCCCGAGCGTCGCGGAGTTGGACCACGTCCCCGTGGTCGCACCGGGCGACGTGCCCCCGCTCGTCGTCATGCGCGTCTCGGCGCCGGTGCTCGACACGAAGTACGCGTCGACGATCAGGGTGTTGCCGCGCGGGCCGGTGTTCTTCGCGGTCACCGTGACCACGCCCGCGCTGTTCTGCGCGGTGAAGGGCAGGTCCTGCGCGTCGTTGATCGCGTCGGCCACCGCGCCCGCGATGGTCGTCACGGTGTCGCCGCTGGCGACCGCGATGTCGATCACCAGGCCGCAGAGCTTGAGGCGGATCGTGTACGCCGCCGTCGCGTTGTTCACGAAGGTCAGCGTCCCGCTCGCCGCGGTGCCGCCCGCGTCGGCCACGGGGCACCCGTAGAGCGTGCCGTCCGGTGCCTCGGCGAAGAACGCCTGCGCCATGCGATGCAGCTCCGAGCCGCGCCCGAAGAGCGTCGCGGCGTCGTCCGCGGAGGGCACGAACACGGGCTGCTCCACCGTCGCGGTCCCCGCGGTCACGGTGAACGATGGCGTGGCGCCCGTGAGCGAGGTGAGGATCGCGTTCCCGAGGAGGATCGTCTTGTACGGCGACTCGCCCGCGGACGTGCCAGGACCGCCGAGCACCACGTTGAAGTTCACGCCCGGCGTCTTGCGCGACGCAGGGACTCCCGCGACGGTGACGGTCACGACTGCACCGCCTTCGCCGGGGCGCTCGCGCCCTTCACGACGAGGGTGAGCGCGCCCTGCGCGATGGCGCGGCGGTGGTAGCTGTCATCGGGGACCTCGACGCCCTCCGCGATGATCTCGTGCGTCTTGCGGTCGCGCCCGACGAAGCGCCCGCCCATCCCCGGAACGGGGAGGCGAGCGTCTCCGACGGCGCGCACTCGGATGGTGCTGCTCATGGGACCTCGGATGGAGAGAGGGTCAGGTGTCGGTGTCCGCGACGAACTGCACGCGCGGGTTGTCGGGGTTGTCTTCCCCGACATCGAACGGGAGGTTCACGTCCCCGGCGATCTCGCCGAGCGTGACGCTGGAATCGGTCGGCGTGACCTGCGGGAGCGCGCGCATCGCCTCGAAGTCGATCGCGTAGACGTAGACGACGCCGCGGCGGATGAGGGCCTCGCGAACGCCCGACGTGCGCAGCGTGCGGGAGAACCACGCGCCCGATAGCGGCAGCCCGTTCAGCGCCGCGAGCACGGCGTCCGTGAGGATGTACGAGCCCGGCGCGGTGGACGTGCCGACGACGCCGTCGTCGATCGCGCGCGGGTCCTCCGCGGCGACGTAGACGGTCCAGCGCACCGTGCCGCGGTCCTCGGAGTCGCCCGCGAGCGTGGACACCGTGCGCGTGACGGACTCGCCGCCGAACGCGAGGAGCGCCGCGGGCCACTGCGTCACCACTTCGCGGATGCTGTCCTCGTCCAGCGCGCCCGCGAAGCGCCCGACCAGCGCGAAGGGACGCGCGGCGGTGGTGCCCGTGGTCACGTTGATCTGGAGCGCCGAGAGCGCGGTGTAGATCGCGGAGTCGGTGTCGGAAAGCGTGGTCGTCACCGGAACGCTCGCTCCAGCGCCCGCGCGCAGGCTTCGGCCACGCCCTCCGCGACCTCGTCTCCCTTCGCCGCAGCGGCGGGCGCGAGGTACGGGTACGGGCGCGAGCGCGACGTGCCCTCTTCGACGAAGGACCCATAGCGGGTGTCGCCGAGGACATCCGCGCTCACGCGACCGCGCGAGGCGTTGCCGCGCACGCGACCGGCCACGGTGCGCGACTGCAAGCGCCCCGTGCGGTTGGTGTACGGGTGATGCGCCGCGGCCTCGTCGGCCACGATGCGCGCGCCGTCGAGCATCGCCGCGCGGGCCTCGTCGTCGAGCATCGCCGCGAGCGATCCGAGCTGCGCATCGAGGCTGAACGTCACGCGATCTGCCACGTCAGAAGTCCGAGGAGTCGAGGCGGTCCGCGGCGCGCGTGAACGGGTTGGTGGCGACGCCGGCGCTGTCCTCGGTGTTCACGTTGCTCGCGCGCGGCACCGGTCGCACCGCGGACGATCCCGGCGCGCGAGCATCGGCGTCGCGCGAGAGCGAGCGGAAGAACGCGCGGGCGTTCTTGCCGAGCTGCGCGTACGCACCCTCCTCGTCGTAGCTCGCATGTCGCGACGCGGCGATGGCGCACACGAGGTCCACGCCCTTTCCGACGATCGCCGCGTCGAGCGTGTCCGTGGTGGTGTAGAGCCCGTCGGGGAACGCCGCGCGCAGGAGCACGCGGATCTCGCTGTTGGCCTCCGCGATGATGAGGTCGCGAAACGTGGTGTCCGCGGTCGCGCCGCCGTTCTTCGCAAAGAGCCGCGCGTACGCCTGCGTCGAGAGGCGTCCGATCACATCGGCGCTGGTGATGATCGCGGTCTGCTCTGCCACGTCAGATCACCTCGAAGTGCTCGCCGCGACGGAGTCCGTCCGCTGCGACAGACGCCGGGATCTCGTCCCCCGGCGCGAAAGATCGACCGCCGCCCACGAAGATGCGAACCCGGGCGCGAAAGCGCGCCACGGACTGCGCAGGGGACGCAACGACAGCGGGCGGCGCCTCGCCCGTCGCGACCGCTGCGGCGCCCGTATCGGGCTCCTGCGCGGGCTGCGCGGGGAGGTCCAGCGCGGGGCGCGGCGCGGACTGCACCGGCCCCGGCTGGTGGGGCTGTCGTCGGTCCCGACGGCTCACGAGACGACGGTGGTGTACAGGTAGCCCGCGCTGGAGCCCGCGACGACCTCGTCGGCGTCGGAGTGCGCGACCTTGATGTACGTCCCGCCCGCGCGACCGGGCTTTCCCTCGTAGAACGTCGAGGTCTCCATCGCGCCGAAGCGGAAGGTGTACCCGAAGGTCTGCGTGCGGCGCGGCGAGGGCGAGGACTCCACGCGGATGAGCGCGCAGGACTTGCCCCACACGCGCGAGTAGGACGCCGCGGCGCCCTCCGCGCTGGTGTTGTACAGCGCCTGCCCGATGAGCACGCGCTCCAGACGGAACGCGGCGGCGATCGTCGACTCGTCGAGCATCAGCGGCGTGGCGCCGTTGGCGGTCGCGGAGCGCGAGAGGACGTACTGGAGCAGCTTCGGGTTCGTGCGCAGCCCGTCCCACGCCTCCTCGCCGATCACCATCACGTTGGGGCGCACGAGGGGCGTGCGCAGCGCCGTGAGGATCTTCGAGACGGGATCCGACGTGCTGACGTCCCAGCGGTCGGCGCCCGCGAGCGCGGCGGTGTTGGAGCCGTAGTTGCCCGACCCGAACACGATGTCCGCGATGCGCTTCTCGCGCGCGAGCATCAGGTAGTTGGTGAGGATCTCGGTCACGTCGATGCGCGGCTGGAGCGGCGCGTCGGCGTTGATCTCCTCGTCGGTGCTGATGAAGTCCATCAGCGCGCGGTCGGTGCAGGAGAACGTGCCCGGCGTGTCGAGGCCCGCCGCGGGACGGCCCGGCATCGACTCCGCGCCCACCACGTCGACCGCGGCGATGTTGAACATCGTCTCGGGCTTGAACTTGAAGTACTTGTCCGACTTCTTGCCCGTGCGGATCACGGGGAAGACGGAGTCCGCGATCATCTCGCGGTTGGTGTACTTCACCGCGACGTTGGTCAGCGCGCGGTCGATGTGGACGGAGCCGACGCCGAGGCCGAGCTCCACGCGGCGCGCGAGGTCCTGGCCGCGCTGCGCGCTCATGCGCTGCTGGGCGAGCGTGATGATGTCGTTGGAGTTCATGTGGTTCACGCCCCCTGCATGAGGTAGATGCCGATCTGCACGGCGACGCGCTCACCGGAGGACGCATCCTCCTGCGCGATGCCGACGACCATGGCGTTGGCGCCACCAGCGGGCGCGGCGGGCTTGAGCCCGCCCGCGGCGTCGCCGACGGTCACGGCCTGGCCCTGGGTGATGCTCGCCATCGCGACGCCGGGGTAGATCCCACTGGTCACGATGTCGACGGTCTCGCCGCTCGCCGCGGATCCGCCGCCGTCCACCTTCGCGATGCCGATGATCCCCGCGGTGGGGTCGGCGCCGCACACGGCGGCGGAGTAGTCCGCGGTGCCAAGGATGCACACGACGCCGTCGGCGATCGTGGCCTCGGCGATGGCCGGACGGATGAAGCACGGGTTGCGCATGGAGGTCGCCATCACATCACCGCCTTCTGCACGAGCTCGCACGACGCCTGCGCCAGCGCGACGGCGTAGGAGAGCTTGGGGTCCTTCGCCATCAGCTCCGTGGCGAGACGGTCGGCGCGGTCTGAGTGGTCCTCCTCGCTGCCCTCGACGTTCTCCACGCGGTCGTTGCCGGTGCCGGTCACGCGGCGCGTGAGCTGCGAGATCGCGGCGGAGTTCGCGGGCTTCGGGTACGCCTTCGAGAAGGCGGCGTAGTCGGCGCGCGCGAACGCGACGAGCGCGTCCCTGGACTTCGCGTAGACCGGGTCGGCGCAGAGCGCGACGACGTGCTCGTCGACCTCGCGCTGCGCGCGCTCGGTCTCGCGGACCTTGAGCGCCTCGTTCTCCGCCGAGAGCACGGCGACGCGCGCGGCGTCGGCCGCGAGGGCGCTGATCTTCGCCTCGACATCCTTGCCGCTCGCATCCGCGCCGAGCCCGAGCTGGCGGCGGATGGGGAGCGACTCCTCGGCACGCGCCAGCACCTGCTGCTGCGCGGCCCCCTCGTCGTTGCAGGCGATGCCGAGCCGCGCCGCGAGGGTGATGAACGTGATGGTCATGGGCTTCTCCGTGAGGGAGAGGGAGGCGGGCTTGAGCCCGCGAGTCATCGGCAGCGCGACGCTGGCCGAAGGGGGTGCGGCGTCGTCATCGGACGGCGCAGCGAGGGCGGAGCGAACCGCCGCAAGGGTCTCCGCGGCGGTGGTGAGTGCAGGGAGGCGCATCGCGTCGCGGATCGCGCCGACGATGTCGTCCACGTCGACGCCCGTCGCGTCCTCGTCGGACCCGAGGAGCGAGGCGAGCTTGTTGAGCTCGCGCACCACGTCGGCCTCGGGCGCGAGCGCCGGGAGGCGGAGCACGGCGCGGAGCATCGCGACTACGTCGTCGCGGTCCTCGATCTCGCCGAACCAGTGCGACGTCTTCACGGCGCGCGGAGGGAGCACGCGAGACGCGACGATGCGCGGGATGTCCACGAGCGCGGGGTTGTTCGTGAGGCTGAACGACCAGAGGAACGACCCGATGTCGTCGCCCGTCTCCTCGTCGACGCCGTGCTGGACCATCGTGACGGAGCCGTACGCGAGTTCGCCGCTCTCGACGCTCGCGCGCGTCGCGGCGTTGACCCACTGGAACCGCGCTTCGAGCGTGGCGCATGTCTTCCCGTCGCGCCGCATGGAGCCCACGCGCATGGCGGTGATCCACGCGTGCGCCTTGCGCGCATCGGGGTGCGCCATCGGGTCGGTGTCCGCGTGGTAGAGCACCACGGGCACGCGTCCGCCGAGGCGCGAGAAGTTCGCCACGCACTCCTCGAAGTCCTGGCGCGTGAGCTTCACGTCGCCGCGGCCTTCCAGCGCGACCTCGTAGGCGAGCACGTTCCACGGCGAGAGCGCGCCATTCGACGCGGGCGCGTCGAGCTTGACGCACGCGCCGAGGAGCGTGCGGGATGCGTTGTCGGGTGCGGTCATTGGTCCTCGACGGAGGGAGGCGGCGCTGACTTCGTGGTCGCGGGCGTCGGCGCAGACTTGCCGCCGATCGTCTCTTCGCCCTCGACCGGATCGGGTGCGCCTTCGAGATCGCGGATCCACCGCGCGGGGATCGTGAGCCCGTGGTCCATGTAGAGCTTGAGCCGCTCTGCGCGGGCCTTCGCGTCCGCGGGCGGCGCGACGTTGAACGCGATCATCGGGACCGGCGCGCGGTCGCCGAGGTTCAGCCTCACCAGCGGCGAGAAGAGGTCACGCCGCAGCGTGTCTGCGATGCACTCGGCATCCGCCGCGAGGAGCTGCGTCATCGCGCGCAGGTGGACTTCACCGAGCGAGCGGGCGCCGCGGTCGCCGGGATCACTCACCAGCGTGCCGCCGAGGATGGCCTTCGACATCTCGCCGTTGCAGAGCTTGACCAGCTCCTGGTGGACCTGGTTGTCCTTCGCCTCGATCACTTCGAGGTCGGTCACGTCCGGAATCACCGTCGCGACCGTCGAGGACATCGCTTGCAGCGCCTCTTCGAGCGCCTCCACGTCCTCGTCGTTCGCGCGACCGTCATTCTTCGGGTCGCGCCCCGTGGCGTACTTCCCGACGCGCAGGCCGCGACCCGCCCACTCCGCAAACGCGATCCAGTCGCGCACGGTCCACCGCTTGAACGCGCTGTACCAGACGAGCGCGCGCCCGAGTCCTTCGCGCGTCGGGTACGTCCCGAAGATGCGCGGCGTGTGGACGAGGAGCTTGCCGCGCGGGAACTCTGCGGGGTCGTTGCAGGGCACGCCGGGGAAGCGCGCGAAGCGCGTGTCACCCGTCGTCGCGTCGTAGACGTAGAGCCGCCAGTCGCGCTCGTTGGACCACGAGAGGCGCCGCGCGTGAATCGGGTAGACGTATCGCGGAAGCAGGTAGCGGCCGTC